ACGGGCTTTGTGGATAAAAAAGCCACCCCCGAAGGGGTGACTGTATAGTTAGTTTCTAAAGTTATTTTCTTTATTGTTAGCGTTAACTCCTGCTGCAATCTGTGGAAGCATTTTAATAACTTCTGACTTAGTTTGACGAGATATATCGCCTGTAATACTCAGATTTATTACTTGTTGTCCACCGGAGCCTGAGTTTAAGTTTCTAACTTGATTAGTACTTAACACTAGTTCTCCGGGAGTTAACATTGCGGGAACACTGTCCCTTCCAGTAACAGAACTAGAAGTATTAGGGACTATACCACCTTGAGACATAAATATAGACCCAAAGGCAGACCCTGTAATCATGCTAAACAGGCCACCGCTACCGCCAGACCCCATTAAAGTATTAAAGATACCGCCTAAAAGCTTTTTACCGTTCTCGAATATACCGCCTAAAGACCCTTCGATACCTTCAAAAAGACCTTCGCCAATACCCTTTATACTAGTCCAAAGACTTGACAGGGGTCCGGTTTCTGAAGCAACTTCATCCATTGCTCCTGATGCGTCTTTAGAAGCTTTCTTTGTTCCCTCTTCAACCTTCTTCTTAAACAGTCCACCCCCAAGCTTTCCACCAAAGAGATCAGCACCGTCAAAAGCGCTGAAAAGTCCTTCAGATAAGCCTGAGTTATCAAATAAAGATTTAGAAAAGTTTCCTACAGCAAGATCGATAAAGCTACTAGTAAACTGATCAAGAACTCCTTCTAAAAGGTTTCCAAACTTACCAGTTTTAAAGCCGCTAGCTAGTTGAGAAGCAAAAGTTGTCTGTACGTTGTCAGCAACTTGTCTAAGTTCTTCTTCACGCTTTTTCGCTACATCAGTTTGTACTTGAGCGACGCCGCCAGCCAGTTTGCCAGCGTCTTCGTCATTTAGTCCTGATACAATAGCTTCTTGAACTTGTCTTCCATAAGCGTTAAAGATAGCACCAGCTAACTTTGGATCACCACCTTCTAGTTCGTTTGTAATAGCTTCTATAACTCTTGTCGCATCCGCTGTGCCGCCAAGAAGATCCTTGCTATTAGACAAAGCACCAACAAGCTTTTTTACTTCTCTTTCAAATCCTACGAGAGATTTTCCAGTCCTAACTTCCAGAGGGCCAATACCAACATTACTAGTAACACCATCACCATAGCTTAAACCAATCGGCATTAACCCTTGGTTCATACGAGAAAGATAGTTAGGGCCAAACTTACGAACAGCTTTGGCATTCATAACAAACTCGTTGTTAGAAAGCATTGCGGGTATATCGTCCGAAGTTTCGGTTCCTGACCCTCGTACAAGACCCCCTGTTGCCATTTTTACGCCAGTGCCGTATTTTGCAACTAAAGCCTTATCAATAGCCTCTATAAGTTTGTCTGCAAACGCTTTGCTTTCTGGGCCAAAAAGTTTGGTGTGATCTTCTTTTACACCTGAGTCTGTTAATGTATCAAGTACACTTTCAAATCTTTTAAGCTCTGCATCAAGAATAGGCTTTAGAAATACAGAAAAATCAGAATTTGTTTCAAGTTTTCCAGAAACACCTTCATTTGCAAAAGTCTTTTTCATTTCTTTTAAAGCATCTAACAAGCCTGTTTCTCTGACTGAAAGTGCAAGTTCTGCATCAGCAGCAGCATCTGCTCTTTTTTGAGCCATTTCACCAAGAACTATAAGTGTACTTTCAAGTTCTTCACTTTTTGCGTTAAGATCTGTATCGTCCATTATAGCTTGTAATTCTTCACTTATCGGAAGAAAAGGATTTTTTAAAGAAGCCATTAAATCATTAGTGCTAGTAAGTTCTTGATCTGCAACTTTAACTTCGGCTCTATTCTTTAAAATTTCTGCTTGAACTTTTCCAAGTTGTACCAAAATTGCTGGTAGAATGCTTTCATCATTAAAATTTAATCGCATCTCTGCTATTCTTGCTTGCTGCTCTGGGGGAATTCCTGAACTAGCATAAATAGGAGTATCTCTAACAGGGCCACTACTTTGACTAGTCGCTGCTGCTATTTCTTGAGAATCTGTCTCTGATATTCCGTAAGAACCTGAAATACGACTCCAAAGCTGACCTAAACTTTCAGCTAAGTTTCCAAGACTCCTAGTAACAGTTTCCCAAATATTTTCAGTAGTACGGATAAGACCTGCTTTAAACTGAGGATCTTCAATAGCGTCAGACATACCTGCTGCTATAAACCCCCCTAAAACACCACCAATAGCCATTCCTGCAGGTCCAAAAATAGAGCCTCCAGCAGCACCGTAGGCTATGCCAGCAGCTATATCTCCTGCTCCCTGAAGAAGTTTTGCATTTTGCTGCTGTTCTTCTGTAGACTGATCCATAAAGCTAGTAGCTAAACCTGCTGCTTGTTGTATAGCAAACCCTATTCCAGCAAGTTTAATTCCCGCTACCATTCCTCTACCCATTCTAGCGCCCATGGTTTGCCCACGTTGTTGAGCCCTTGCCATGACAGGTTGAGTTTGTCGGTTCATAGAGCCGTTAATTGCTTTTGTCATTTGATTGCCATCATCAAACGGGTTTAACTTTTCAATAATAGCTGACTTAATTGCTTTAGCTGCAGCTGGAAAGATCATTCCTGCAGCTATAGCAGCAAGCAAAGCCGTTCCAAAAGTTGCAGAAAACTCTTTTGCCATTTCTGTAGCCATGCCATTAAAAGTATCAGGTTTAAAGCTTCCAGTAGTAGTAGTTGATGCCCCTGTTGTTAGTTCATCTGGCATAGAAAATTCTAATGCATCTTCTCCGAAGAGACCTTCTTTAAAACGATCTTTAATCAAAATTAAAGTTTTACTAAGGCCGCTAATAAAAGCAGAAACGTAATCTTGGTCTGCTTCCCCGTCTGACATGGGAAGTATCATAGCCCTTAAAAGTTTACCCACCCCCTCGGCTGTACTTCCTGCAATTTCTTGAGCACCTTCGCTAGAAAGCGCTGCAGGAATTAATGCTATTTTTATTGGAAAAGTAACAGCGTTTTTTACGCCAAAAGCAGCAATAAAAGCAGAAGCTAAAAATCCTGCGCCTTGCAACTCTTCTACATCAAAAGAAGTTATAGCTTTAAAGGCAGCATCAACAAAGTCTGCTCCTGCTTGAGTTACATCTTCAAAAAGAATTTGAAAACTTGCTTTTCTATCTACGCCAAGTTCTTTTAAATTTTCTATAACTTTTACAGCGTTTTCACTTATTTTAATATCAATAAAAATCTCTTCAATATTTTCTTTTATTTCACTAAAATTTGCAAGGCTTGTTTCTGTTTCTCGACCTTGAAATCCAACTTGTTTAGTTACAGTAAAAACGTTAATTAGAGAATCTCTAAATCTATTAAGAGAGTCTGAAGCTCTGTCGTAAGTATTAGAAACTTCTGTAGCAAAATCATTAAGATCAGAGGAACTCTTTGTAGTAGCCATTCCCGGATCGCCAAGAAAATCTACAGGTTCTTGTTTATAGAAAGCAAGATTTAAAAATTGGTCTTTTAATTTTTGGGCTTCAATAATTTGTTCTTTAAGAAACCTTTTAGTCTCTTTAACTGCAATTCCAATAGGGGAGTCAACAACAACAAAACCACCTCCAGCAACGCCTACATCGTTTGTCAAAATAGAATGTAAAAAGCTTTGATACTCTTCTTTTAAACTATTTAAAACTTGGCCAAGAGGAGTAATATAAACTCCAGAATCTACTCCTGCGTCAAGACCTGGAGGTAGTTTTATTTCTGTTTTAAATAGATTTTTAAGAGAGTCAAGGCTTTGAGTTAAAGCAAGTTTGGTTGAGTTTATTGATAAAGCTAGAACACCACCCCAAGTTTCGGTAGCCCGTATAGCAGTTGTTTGATCTAACCCCCAAGATCGTGCAATGTTTGCGAAAAGGTTTCCAAGAGAAGTTCTTTTCAAGATTTTTTCTGAGGAGTCTAGCCCCGCATCAATCCCTTGGGGGACTTCTACTGGAAGTCTTATAGCAAAAAGATCTATAAGACTTTGTAAGGCTATTTCAGTTTTATTTTTAACCGCTCCAATTACTGCTGCTAGGTCAAAAGCTCTAATTTGAGCCTCTAGCTCAACTCTTCCTTTTTCCCAAGCTTTTGCAATATTATCAAATAGGCTTCCTAAAGGAGTGCGCAGAGTTGTAGTTGAACCCGTAGTTAACTCGTCAGGAAGGTCTAAGTTAAGAAGGTCATCAGAAAATTCTGACCAACCTGTACCAGCTGTATTGAAAAGGTTTGTAAACAAACTTTGAATACTTCCTGCCCAAGCTTTAATCTTAACAACAATCTTGCTACTTGGATTAAAATAAACTGGGTTATTAACCCCCTTATCATTCCACATGTCGGGCCACGGAGAGCTTAAAAAAGTATCTTTATACAACTTGTTAAAGAAACCAAGAATGCCCCCTCCTTGCTCACCAATGCCAAGAAAGTTTTTAATTCTTTCTGAAACTGTACTAAGACTACTATCAGGCATGAAAGTAGCTAACGCTGCAGAAAAGTCAGGTAAGGTTATTGTAAGGTCAGTAAAGTCTATTTGATCAAGCTTAAACCTTGAAATATAATCGTTTAAAAACTGTAAGTTAAACTGAGGCAGTAGTAAATCCTCTAGATTTGGTATTTCAAACCCTTCACCGTTTTTGTCAAAGAACGTTAGCTCAGGCAGTTTTAAATTCGATAGCTTATCAAAATTAGCTGCTGCAATAGCTGATAAAAACTTTTCAGAGAATGTAAAGATATCTTTAATAGTCTTTTGAATAGGACTAATAAACAATAAAAGCTGCGTAGTTAGCGCTTTAGTTTTCTCAAAAGTATTCTCAACCCAAGTAGTTATTGGTTGCAATTTGTCGAGCATTGGTCCAAAAAGTTTTGAAAAGTAACCACCAATGGCTTCTTGCCACTTGCGAAAAAAAGTTTTAGTTTCACTAATAAATAACAAAAACTCTAACTGAGCTGACGCAGCAAAAAATCTCGCGTTATCCGCTACAAACTTAAAAACTGTTCTAAGTCCCATCAAGTCTTGTCTAATAAATTTAGTTATGCCTGTTACATCACCAATAGCTTCTAAAGCCCTATTAAACTCGTCTCCCATTAAAGCCGTAATTTGGTCAATGGTAGCCTTAGTTTGCATAAACTCTTCTTTTAACTTTTCAGTCTCACCTCGTATAGCTTTAAACATAACTTTAGAGGTAAGTTGACCTGCAAGCATAGCCTCCCTAAGACCGTCTAAGGGAACACCCATGCCATCAGCTATGGCCTTAGCTAAGCGTGGCATACCGTCGATAATAGAGTTGTACTCTTCGGCTCTGAGAACTCCACCCTGAAGACCTTGACCTAACTGTCGAATAGCTCTATTAGCTTCTTCAGCAGTTGCACCAGAAATTGCTGCTGCCATTTGAATATTCTTGGTAACCTTAACAATATCTTTTGTTAAAACTTTATTTTGCATTGCCATAGCTAGGCGGTTAAAGGTCAAAGCTACGTTAGCTATAGGCGCTCTTGTTTGTTCAGAGACAACCCTTAGCTCTTGCATCATTCCTTTAAGATTTTGTCCTGCTGGCATTACTACCTTTAAACTATTTTCTAGTTTAATAACAGCGTCAGAAGAACGACTTATTGCCTTCGTTAGAACAGTAAAACTTGCCATAAACCCTGCGCCAATAGCAAGACCCCTAAAGATCTTAGACATTGCTTCGCCGCGTTGTTCAATATTTTTTACAGATTTAGATAGATTAGCAAAATCGCTACGTGCCTGACTACTATCAGCAGTTACTTTAATCTTAACACCTTGTGTCATATGGTGTATCTCCTTTAAATAAAATAGCCCCTAACGGTATTCTCGATATAGAGAAGCCATCAGGGGCAAGCTTACTTAGGGTTCTAGTAAGCCAACAGTAATTAGCACTTGTTCGATAAAAAACTTTGGTGCTTGTTTACTGTGTCCTTTGTTTAACTCAGGTACGTATTCGACAGGGTTTTCTATAGTACCGCCCTTGGGGTCTTTACTAAGAACTGACCTGTCTTTCTTGTTTATCCAACCCTCACGGGCGTTTCCTGTGTCTACAGGAGTAACTCTTTGCAGAGCTTCTGTAGCAAAATCAATCTTTTCGTGAAGACCCAGTGTGCCTTTTTCTAAGATTTCCTGTTCTATGTCTTTCATAGTTTCTTTAAAATTAACTACTTTTAAGCTTACTGTTGCCAAGGTGGTTTCCAACCCTCCATATCTCCTCCTTTAGCGGTTAACATTTTCTCTAAAAATTTGCCTTTTGGTAAGGCTTTCATTTCTACAGGAATATTTTCTGCTAAAGCTTTTAGAGTTGGGAAAATCTTTTCTTGAGGTTCCTTAACTCCCTGTGCCGCTAAATTTAAGTAAGCTCTTTGATCCTCTCGCCAACCTATCGGTCTTTGTTTAAAGTAACTTAGCCATTTTATATACTCAGAATGAGGCATATCGGTTAGCATTTTATGAACAGGAGTACTAAGAAAGTAAGCTATTTCATAAAGGTTTAATTCTTCTGTGGTGAGTTTCCCACCGCTTGAGCCTCTGGATTATCACCTAGCCCCGATATACTCAGGACTTTTGTAGATAACATAGTAAGCTCTCCTAGCGGTAAGCTATCAAAATCTTCGTTAGTCATGTCTTCAGCACCAACTACTGCCATTCGAAGGACGTCTTTCATCAGGTTAATTTGAGCAGATTCTGCTTTAGATTTGTCTGCCTTTTTTACAAGGTCTTGAATCTTAAAAACAGAACTAATACTTAACTGACGTACATCAACTTCTTCTCCCATAAACGGGACTGACTCTGTGATTTCTTTATTTACAAACTTTTTCATTATTTTTCCTAATTTACTTTATCAGTGAATAGCTGGCTATTTTCTTCTTGAAAATCATCCATCATTTTTCTTACTGTATGAAGAACAGACAGAGTCTCCATAATTTCTTTTCCTGTATCAGAATTATTTTCAAAGTCTTGAAACCTTTCAAAACTCTTACGAATACTAATATCTACACTACGCCTCATATGCCTGAAGGTAGTCCTCATAACAAAACTTTTACTAAATGGTTTTTCCATACATTAAATACTTTCTCAGGAGACCTATCATTAGCGATCTCTATTTCTAGAATAGTGGGGTTCCCCTAAGAAAGAAGAACCCCTTGTTATTTTACTTAGTGGACGGACCAATAAAGTCTGTCTGAGCCGACAAAGTAATAGTTGCTGTAGTAGCGTCTGTCAAGCTTGCGTTTACTAGAATCGCTTCAATCTTACCTTTAAAGAAGAAGGAAGTGTTTGCAGTTGCAAACGCTGTGTTAACACGCTCGTCAAGGGTACAAGCTGCAGCCGCCATCATAAAGCGGAAGGCAATTTGGGTGCCAACAAGAGCGTGAAGGTCTGCCATATCAGTAGCATTGTAGTTAACAGTAACTTCAAGACTAGGTGCATCGGACTGACCTTGAACCTGTGAAGTGGTCTTTTGACCGTAAACAGGGACGTTAACAATGTTCGCAGGAGTACCGATTGAAGGGAACTCACGGACTGAAGGAAATGACAGTTGAGTGTCAACTCCAGCAACTGCTCCGTCAGCAGAGGTTGCGGTTCCAGGTGTAGAACCTACAAAAAGAGCCTTAAACTCTGCGTCTGTGTCAGCAGCAGCTAAGCCAGAGGCAGCAGTGTACATGTCGAGGTAGGTAAAAATACCTGCGCGTAGATCGGAAATATGTGCCATTTAGTTATTCTCCATATGTTTTAAATGGTATTACGTATTGCGCTGTGTAAAGCGCAGAATTAGCAGAATCAATTCCACCTATCTGAAGATAAGAAGAACCAAGTTCTGGGCCGTTATTTAGCTTTTTGTTAGCAAAGAGAACATCTAAAATATCAGCAATTGCCATCATTCTAGATTGACCTTCCCCTGCTTTTACATAAATTGATACAATCATTGAGCCTGAAAAATTTTTGCTACCTCCATAGTTACTTCCAGAGGAGGCAGGTAAAATGTTTAGCCTACAGAATTCATTTTGGTTAGAAATTGTACCTTGATAGTTATCAGGGTATATAGAAATATTATTAGTAGTCCAAGAAGAACCACTAAAAACTAACTCAATAGCAGCTTTTAAACTTGTAAAAGTCATACTGCCTCCTTTACTAACTGTAGTTCTATTGTATAACCGTTGTCAACATGGCTTTCTATGTTATAAGAAACCTTGCCAACAGTTAAGGTATCATATACGTCTACAGAAACCCCAGACTTTATAATCCCAAGTAATTTAGAACTTCCTCTGCTAGAGCTAGAAGTAGTAGTTATAATTACTTTTGTTGGAACGGTCAAAACGCTAGAGGCAACTTGCCCAGTAGAAAAACTGTAGCTAGTTACAGACTTATTACTAAGGGTTGCCGTAACTGCTAAGTCTCCTACAGCAGAAAAGGCTTTATCTACGGCTTTAGTAACTGTAGACTTCATACTCATTAGTTTGCCCTCCACCAACTTGCGCCAGTGCCAGAGGCATACGCTTTGTTTAATAAGGGTCTAATTTTCTTTAGAACTAAAGAAGACTTCATAGGGATAGTTGAAGTAGAGTCAGAGTCAGAAATAGAAATAGGACCAACCGAAATAGATTCAAATGTTTGAGTTTTTCCTTGAAGAATATCCTCATTATCAATTAAATGTAAAGCTTGCTCGTACACTGCTTCTTTGACTTGGCTAGGGATTATGGTGTTACCAATAGTAACATTAAATCCTAACCTAGTGTCATTATAAATAGCATTATTACGAGGCCAGGCCAAAGCTTGAGAGGAACTAACAGCCGCACCGATCCAAGCATGATCATCCACTAACAGAGTTGCTGTTACAAGCGCAGATTCTCTGAGTTCAGTACTAGCAGCTGTCCAGTTGGCACTGTCAATACGGGTCTCAAAATAAGTATCTGCTTCTGTCTCTGTTACGTAGCTGTTTGTGTTTACGGTTAAGGGCATTAGTTCCTCCTTTCAATAACTTAAGAGTGGAAAATGGGCAGAATGTCCAAGTTCAACGCAGCGGCCTTACGGGTGTAAGACGCAGCAGCACCAAGAGTTGCGTTGGTTGCAAACGCGTTAGTTGCGCCATTCCAGTCATAACCATTTGGATGCATGATAAAGCCATAGCGATACCAGATGTTAGTAGAACCACCACCAGTATAAGAAGCCGCATCACGGTCTACTTCTACAGGGGTTGGAACACTTACAGGAGCCGCAGTCACGGCTGCAGGGTTAATGACAAAAGAACACTTAGTAGAACGGGCGTTCAAGTCGTTAGAAGCTGCACCAGCAATCATCTGATTTGCACGCGTCATAATCAAACGGAATTTACCACCAAAGATAGTGCTAAAATTCAGGTTACCATCTGTAATAGTGGTTTCGTCGATTAGGTTAGCAGCACGCATTTCAGCCATTTGCTCTGGTGAAGTTACGAGGTACATGAAGTCAGCTTCACGGTCTTTCATGCCAGCGCCAATTGCGCGGAAGAGACGCTCACCACGGGCAGCACCAGCAGCCGAGGAGTCAAACAACTTACGCTGATCGCCAGCACCAGTTGCAGCAGCACCATAGAGGCCCAGCGCGTTAACGTCAACAAAGTGACCAGTTGAAGCAGTATCACCATCTGTGTCAAAGGCAATATAACCACCAGCACCCGAACCACCTTTGTCACCCAAAGTAACTTCGCTAAGAGCGACACCTTTGAGGACAGACAACAGAGCGTTATGCTCATCTTGTGCGCGAACTTCAGCAAAGTCACGGGCGATCTTTGCAAGACCGTCTTGCTTTGATACAACTTCTTGCATGTTTACTTGCTGCGCACCAAAGGTACGAACAGTTTTAACATAGTCAGCAATGTCAGTTGTGACGTTGGTGTACGTACCGTCAGTAGCACTTGCAAGCGAAGCAACGTTTACGGTTGCTGCGAGTGGCTTGTAGTAACGAAACTGACCAATAAAGCTTTCGCCATCAGCAGTAATGTCGGCGCGATTGCCTACAATACCTGTTGAGTTAAGTTTCTGTTCAAATGTGTAAGCTTCGTCGCTGTAAGCGGAGATAGCAAGAGCCACATTCTGAAAAGCAGTATTTGTAATAGCCATTAGTGTATTCCTTTATAGAACTATTATATGTTAAACGAACCCAGCTGACCTTTTTCGGCTGCTGCGATCATTTCTGAGGTAGACATTTCTGACATACTCTTCTTTTGAGAAATGTTAGAAACACCTGCGTTGTTAGCCGCGCCAGATCCAGTATTGGACTTAACACGGAATAAGAAAGAGTTGTCTTCACTCTTAGAGTATCCAGCGACAAAATCGTCTATAGAAGTACCAGAGTTGTGTCTCCACCCTCCGTCTTCATTTTGAGATAGTTGCTCAACAATGTCTTTATAAGCCATTTCGCGACTACGATCATTTTTAAAGTCTAAACCCGCTAGAGCGCTCTGTAGAACACTATCACGGTTTAATTTCGTGTTTTCTGCTTGATAGATAGATAGCTTGGCTTCAAGATCAGCAATTTTCATTTCTGCTACTTCTTGTAGTTTACCATCCTTTTCCAACTGTGCAATCTTCGCTGATTTAGCGTCTGCCTCCATTTGGTTTTTAACTTTCAAAGCGTCATCACGCTCTTTAGACATACGATCCATGTTAGTTTTCATTTGTGCAAGGCGTTCTTGAACAACAGCTTCCACTGGATCAACCGTCTCAGAGTCCTCTGTTGCAGCCACTTCAGGAGTGTCTACTTCAGGGTTATCCGTTTCAGGAGTTTGTACTTCTTCAATAATTTCATCAGGCATAAATTTTCCTTTCAAGCACAGCTTGAGGTTACAGTTTAAGTGAAGGAACATCCTTCGTTTTTAGTAGCTATTACAAGTCACAGACTTTATAAAAGTTATGGTCCAATTCCATACCAGTCTTCACCTTCTTTAATAGGTGCTAGTATTTCCTTTCGAGTAATTTTGTTTGGTGGATCTATCAACCCTTGCTTCTTAGCAAGTGCTATTAGCTCCCTGTATTTTTCCCAAGACATTCCTTGCTTTCGCATTTCCTTGAGTGTCTTGCGTATAGTGTCTCCTCCGAGAGCATCTGCATAGATGGTTCTCAAGGCTTGTTTTGCGTCTTCAGCATGTCCTATGTTTGTGAAAAAAGCATCGTGAATGGTACCAGTACCGATATTCTTTTTCCTACCCCATAGGTGAAACTGTCGAACTAACACGGCATCATTACTATGATTACCGTTTACACCTAACCCAATCGAAGCGTCTTGAATAGAAGACTTGCCTAAAAGCTTACCGTCTTCTGCTGCCGATTCGTAGATGTTTGCTACTTTACGACCCGAAACTGGGTCAGTAAATTCTATCCGTTCCTGAATTTTAGGACGGTATCTTTGTGTCATAATTTTTCCATCAAAAGTAACCCAAGGTATGTCCACTTTTTTAGTGTCTGTTACATACGCTTTAGCTGCTGTTTTCCAAAAATTAATAAAGTTATCTGTTACAGGTGCTCGTTTTGCTAAGTTCTTAGACATAATCCTAGAAATTTCTGTAAAATCTTTTGGCCCAATAATCCCTTGTCTAGCGTTCATTATTTTATTAACAAAAGTTTCGGTGTCAGGGTGAATATCTATCGCTTGTTTTAAAAGTTCTCTTCCAACAGGAGTGTTTTTATTTACTAGTTCTAGTAGTTCAGATCTAAAGGCTTTTAAATCGTCTACACTTGCAGCTGCTCCAAGCCTGTCAGCAACTTTTATTTTACCATCTATTATTCTAAGTTGCTCGCCAAGAGTTTCTTTTGTAATACTAGCGTAGCCTTTATTATCTAAAATTTTTGCCATTTTACCAGCAACGTTTGCTGTCTTAGTTGCTTCTCCCGCTCCATAGAAAGATACCATGTTTTGAGATTTAGCGCCCTTAGCTAATTCTTCCCAAGTTAACCCTGCATTTCTTAACGCAGGAATCTTTAAGAAGTCTGGATCATTAATTGTGTCCATAGCAATAATATCATATAATCGATTTTTCTGAGGGGTAGCTAAAACATTGCTAACCATAGAAATTTGGCGATCACCAGTAGAAAGACCAATAATTTGTGCTCCGCTTGATGAAGCATCGTTTTCAATCATTAGCCTTGTTTTGTACTTTGCAAGTTTAGATACAGTAAAGTCGCCACCTGTAGCATCGTGTATACGTTTGTATTCTAAAGCCATTCTAGCCATTTTAGGAACTTCTGGACCTTCTAAACCTTGTATAAGAGGATGTTCTAAGAACTGCCGCATACGCCTGTCACGTTGCGTTGTTGACTGAAGTATTCCTCCAAGATCTCGCAAAGCCCGTTCATTTCTGCCGAAGATTGCAATTCTACCTGCTTGAGTTAACGCTTCGGTCCCTGGACCTATCATAGCACCAAGTTGAATACGTAGCTCACGCATAGCTATCGGAGTCATGCGGACAGTTTGCCCTGCATTAAGAAAGGGTCTAACAAGCTCTCCCCCCGTAGGTGTTAAGTAACCACGGTGATATACTCGACCACGCGAGTCGATAAACACTTGAGTCTTAAAAGATTTTCCACGTTGTCTATGCCACTTTGCAGTGGTCATTAAACCGTAGCCTTGTTCACCACGATTTAAAATCTCATGGCGCAGCTCATTGATAGAATCGTAGTATTTGCTCTTCCCTCTTGGATCCCGAAAACGCACAATGTCATCCATAAAGTCAAAAAACTCGCCATCGACTTGGTACTCCGTGTTAGATACGTGGTTCATCATTTTAGCCATGTCACGGTCAATTTGTTTGGGATCATAGTCGGCAAACTTGTCTGCTGAAATAATAGGAACTCCTGTGTCGTTGCCTCTAGCATCAGAAAAAGTTTTCTTGCCAGCCTTAACGTAAAGCCTGTCTCTATCGTTAACAACACCAAGTCGCCTTGCTATAACAGTTCTACGCTCTGCTTCCTGAAGTAGGATAAGCTTTTTATCTACTACAGTAACTTCCCTAGAAATAGTATCTGACCAACCACCTGTTGCGCGACCTGTCTCTACATCCATAACACCTCTCCGAGTTTTACCCCTGAACTGTACTTTTATGTATCCACTTTTAGCCATAAAGTCTAGTATACGAGAACCATCTTTATGATGAGATTTAAGAGTCCTCTTTAATGGCAACACTGTGCCAAAATCATCAGTAAACTTTTTACCAATGTTAATAGCTAGAGTGTCATAGTCTGTAGACTGCCCTGAAGAGATTAGCTTAGCAATTTTAGTTATACTTCTTAGAGCCTTGTCATCCATAACTTTCGAAGACGGTATTTTCTTTCGATTAATAAACTCAAGATCTACAATACCACGATAACTTTCTTTTACAGAAGAAACATTTTTAGTCCACCAACTATCTGAAGGCTCTTTGTCAAATTTCTTTTTAAAGTCCTTGTATCGTTTCCTTAAGGGGATTACTTTATTTAGAAGATTTTCTTTAAATTCTTTCTTACTAGGATACTTAGTATACAGACTTTGAAAGTACACCCGCATGGGTGCTCTGCCTGTAAAGTAAAGTTTTCTTGAAAGCTTCTTTCCTTCAGTAGATCTCCATTTGTCTATGTAGCGCTGATCTTTTAGAAGGTTTTTATTTAATTCATCTAAAGTATAGTACTTGCCCATTATTTGAACTTGAGGTTTATCTTTAGAAAGATAACTAACAAACATTTCTGAGCGTTGTCTAGACCTGACGTCTAAAAGCCGTGAAACGTTTTGTACAGCAAAGCGGTTTTCTGCTCTCATAACAGAAGCAAAATCACCCCAAGGAGTTTTGTCCTTAGCGTAACGCTGGAACACTACTCTTAGATTTTCAATAATAACTGTTTGTTGGTTTAGAGATATTTTGTCATTCAAGGAAGAGGCTATATTTTCTATAAAATCTTTTTGCTGGATTGTAAGATCTTTTGCATTACGCATAAAGTCAATACGCTCTTGATAAAGATTAAAGTCAGGATCATAAATGTTATTGTTCTTAATTTCACCCGTTAAGGGGTCTGACGAGAAGTTTCTTTCATCAAATTGATTTCCAACCCTTCGCCTAGAAGCTGCTTTACCCTGTAAGCTAGTACCCTTATAGTCAGTAAGAGACATAGTTTTGTTAAAGTCATCTGAGTCTAACAAAAGCATATTTCTTAAGTCGTCTCTGTATTTTGGGTTGTTAAGTAAAGAGTTAGGAGTCTTTGAGTCTACAGACACTCCTTCGGATTTTATTTTCTGCCGAGGTTTAAACACTGTAGTAGCTGCTGTTGCCCTAGCTCTTAAGGCTTGTATGCTTAACGCTTTCCCCTTGGGTGTTACAAACTCATTAGCTTTAAGCTTACCTTGTCGAAAAAGATTAGCAGCATCTTCAGAACCTAACATTTTAGTTTGAATATCCATCGACTGAGTTTTCAACCATGTTCCAAAGTCTTTAGTTTGAGGTGGCAACCCATTTAACTTTTGGGGGTCTTTCGTTTTAAGCGCAGTAATTCCAAGGCGCGGCGACGATACTTTAAGCAGTTCTTCCTTAGATTTAAGAACTGGGACCATAGATGATCGACAATTCCAGTGAAGGGGAGGTTCATAGCTTCTGTCTCCTACGTCATAAATTTTTCCATTGTGATGGGTACAAATAGGGCTTGTCTTAGCGTCTAAGATTGCCGTAAACATGTAACCCTTAATTATATCTTTGTTTTGTTCTGCTACTCTGTGAACAGCTGCAGACTGTGTAGAAGTAATAGCGGTACGAGTTAGAGTCTTTGCTTGGTGTTCTGTTAGCTTTGTAGTTTTCATTACATCAGCAATAATAGCTTTTTTACTAGCACCTTTAGCAAGCCCTGCTTTTACTTTAGACTGTATACGCACTAACTCTCCCGCAGAGATATTAGAAACGTTTTTAGTAATACTTCGAGTACCTTTAATATTTGGTCCAGTAATTTCACCGAGGATTTCTTTAGCCCTTGGTCTTTGAACCTTGTAGAAGTCTTTTACTTCTCTGTACAGGTTGTTTGTAGAAAAGTCTAGTTGAGAGGTTGAGAACTCTTTTAAACTTGTGTTGTTATGCACAGCGAGTTCTTTGCCGAACCTGTTCATTTCTTTTTGTAGGTCGGCTCTAACATTTCCACTCAATAGAGTTTTTAAATTGTTTCTGTGTCTTTTTAAAATCCTGCGATTTTGAAGTTGTACACCTTCTTCATATAGCCGTACATCGCCCATGTGGTCAACAATACGGTCAAAAATTTTGTCATTAACGTTCATCTAGTCCACCATTGTAGAGTTAGAGAGGGTGTGTCTTACTATTAGACCATGCCCAAAGAAGACAGTTACCAACGCTGTAGGCTGGACCTTTCTTCTCTGGGTGATGGTTTAATCGAAGACGCTTGTACCACGCTATAAAGCCCTTATAACGTGTCATTTTCCTTTTTTATTTCCAGGTGATTTCTTTTTTATTTGAATATTTTCAAATTTAGAATCTTCTGATTCAGGCTTAGGCTTAGGTTTTTGCCACTTTTTTTTAAACCATTTAAACATTATTCCATTTCCATATTATCGTCTGGCGGCTGATTAGTAAGGGGGTCTGTCTGAATAGCTGCAATAGCTGCTTCATCATCGTAATCAGAAGGAATAAAGTCATTGTACTTAGCAACCGATACGAAAGTATCCCGTGGAATAAGACCTGACTGATACCATTCAGTAACCAAACGCATTGGCCCTTCACCACCAACAACTGGTGCAAAGTCTGCTGAGAGAGTAAACTCAACATCGTTGCCTGTGTACTGTGTGTTGTACTTCCAGTTAAGCATAAAAGAAATTACTTCCCGCATAATATGAGATACTTTGGCATTAAGAGTACCTAGCTGTGCTGTTTGAGAAGCGTTTCGGATTTCTAAAGCAATACCTGACTGTGCTGTTTCAGGAGAAAGCATTCGGATACCCATCTTAGCCATTTCTTCTACGGTCTTTGTAATAGCAGTATCCATGTCATTTAAGGCGCTTGTAGGTGTTTCAAGAACACTAACAGACTCGTCTTTACGTACCCGTAACCACGTACCTAGCCCTGCAGACACCAACTCTTCAAACTCTTCGTCTGTCATGTCAGAAGAGACAATAGGGGTATAGGTCGCAGCCCCGTATAGTAGGTGGTTCCTACGTGATACCTTGTTGTACAGAGAAACCTCACGATCAATAAGAGGCATGAGCACTGGTTCAACAGGTTCAATATGACCGTTGAGAGGCCAAGCAGGAATTCGTTTAAGACGCTCACCAAACATTTGAGGAGTTATTGTGTCGTACTTTTCAAATTGTGTTTCTGTACGGATATCTTTATAGTCTTGTGTTACTTCGCCGTTAAGAACTTTAAGTTCTGCGTAAGTATCTTTTTGGCGGTAGTAATCCATAACAAGATAGCCGCCTTCATCTAAGTAGTGATCACAGACAGTATCTACGTAGTTAGGATGCCAAGGGTTTTCTTCGTCAAACTCTTCAGTTAAGTACCTCAGTACTAGTCGAGTAAGAGTTCTTTGTCGAGTAATTGGATGAACATCTACTTGGTAGTTAATGACGTTTTCAGCCTTAATAATTACTGGATAAGGCGCAATCATGTTACGCTCTTCAGGGGTTAAAGCTTCTTGTTGTTCTTCGGTAAACTTCGGGTAATCAACTGACACCCAACAGCGCGAGGTCTGAAGTTCCTCCCATAGAGCGGAGTCAAGGAAATTAAAGAGAGAACGACCATCCAAAGTAAAATTTGTTTCAATCCAATCTAAAGCCTCTTCTGGAATTCCTTCGGGAAGGGTTAGTTGTGATTTTTTGCGTAACAAGGAACTAATTAATACTTTACAGTACTGCGCGGTTAACCCTGAGAGTTCTGCTTCAGCTTTGTAAAAATTGTACTGAGCTTGAGTCATAGAAGGAGAAAATGGCAACAAAAGATTAGAGTAGTCAGTTGCCAGAGTAGTGTCGTGCGCCTTTACATTAGCCTCCCCTTGAAGAATCGCTCTTGCTTTTTTCCATAAAGGAGTAAGAGAATGATAAGCATCACTAGGGTCTGCTACGGACTTCTTAACTGTTTTAGTAGTAGTAATTTTCTGTGCCATAGGGATTCCTTACCATTTAGCTTTGTTTGCCCAATAAGCAGCAGACATTTTTCCTGAGTTAAAAGGAGTACCCAGAATTAACTAGGTACCCCGAAAGAGGAACGGTCAGCTTGTAGGGATATCATAAGCTGTTCCTCAGTAAACTTATATCATAAGCGATCACTATTTTTGTGAATATTCTTTTTATAAGTCTGAAAGAAAACTTGCAAAGAAAACAAGGCCAATTATACCGCCTACCGCAGTGATTACTATTAGCCCAATGCCAACCCTAAACATTATTGTAGCTAATACTTTTTGCCTATGCGCTTCTGCAGCAACCCTCTTCTTTCTTGAAGTTGCTTGAAACTTTACCCAGTCATTCCACAATCCCGGTCGGCCTGACCATATCATAAATTCTTTAAGTTCTTCTTCATTTTTACGAATAGACTCTAATGCAAGAAACTCTTCCATGTCATTAACCGCATCGGGATCACTGAATAGGCTGTTTTTCTTCTTTTTGACTTTATCTTCTAATTCTGTTTTTGCGCCAACAAACGCTGCCATTTGACTTGCTACTCTTGTCAAGTCTCCTGTATTTTGTACAGTCTTTTTAATAATAGCAAAAGCAGCGTTGGCTGCAGCAAGTTCCACTAGCATGGTGGGCCTCTTTTACTTTCTACTCTAACATTTTGAGTGCTTGCTCAAGGGTTTCTTTATTTCGACGTGTCCAACCTTTTCCAAAAGTTTCAAAAGTCTTTAAACTTTCATAAAATTTTTGTCTTTGCTTGTTAATGCTTTTAATTACTTCTTTGGGTTCAGCAGCATTAACTGCCTTAAGAGTTTGAGGTCCAACACCACCGTCAACAGTAGCCTTGATACTTTTTTGCATTGCTTTTACTGGTCGCGACATTCCAGAGTTTACACCCCAGTCAAAAACAGCCCAATCAAGGCCGCTTGGGAGGTCATCACATTTAGCTTTGTCCCAGTAATTCTTTTTGTAAATTGGTGCAACATCTTCGTATGTCAGCGCCATCATTTGAGCCTTTGAGCTGCTCTTGCCAATATGTGAATCATATACGGCCTTAGTCACCCCTAAGTTTGTCATACCTCCGGGATCTTTGGGATGATTTACAAAACCCCCTTCGTGTGATAACAACATGTCTAAACAAACTTTAAAATTATCTTTCATTCTCTATCCTACTTTTTTCCAAAAAACTTACTTACCGAACGCATACCAATAGATGCACTCACTATACCACCTAAGGCAATCTGATACCACTGAGGCATTATCTCTAGTGAGGCAAACCCTGCTGCTACAATGTCATTCCCCCATTCACCACAAAAAGCTAGGATAAGCGGAATACTAAACAAGAGTGTAATCCATTCGTCTTTCCAGCTGTTTTCTGTAGCCCTCATAGCCTCAAGATCCCAATCAAGCTCTCCGGTAAGCTGCTTCTTTTTTATTTCAGCTTCGGTAAGTTTAATCTGAGTCTTTCCGTCAATAATGCTTGTAGCTAGACCTGTGAGGCTACCTATTAGTGCGCCTATCATGTTTCATGTCCTAACCATACAGCAAAAGCACCTGTCATAGCGCCCGTTACGGTTGCAGTTAAAGCGGTTGCTTGTGAGGTCATGGCTTCAGGAGGAAGATCCATAAACCAATAAAGCACTGTTACGTACATAAAAGTCATTGCCAACATCATTAGTCGTGGCAAGATCTTCCACTGAAGAAGTCTTTCCATAGTTACTGCCATAAGGTTTCCTTTTGTTTAAGTTAAAGATGCTCTATAAACGTCTAAAATTTCATTTTTTAATTGATGATCTTCCATCGCCATGCCACCTTCGATTGTAAGCTCTATTGTGTCTATAAGTTTTTTAAAAGTTGACAATTCTTGCCATATCGAAGCCCTTACTAAAACTATGTTACCGATAGGTTTAAACATTTTAGATGTTATTTCGCAATCATAATTAATTTCTTGTGTCATATTGTAAATTTCCCAAAATAAACTGTAAAATACGCGCCCCACTTGCTAAAAAAACTTTCAGAAGAAGTAACAAAAACATCTGCTGCTGGAGTACTCGAAGTATTGGTTCTGTTTTCACAAGTCCCAAAAGAAACTTCTTGTTGATCAGACTCCCAACCATTTGAAGAGTGAGTCCAGTCCGCATAAATTGAACCGCCCTGATTAGCTGTAGCCGCTTGATATCGAAGAGTAAGCGTTCTTGTAAACCACTGTTCTCCGTTAGCAGTAAAAGCTGTTTCGAGAAGAGTAGTTCCTGACAGGTTAACCGCGCCTGAGTAGGCAGTGCTAACTGTATTATTTGCTACTGTAACTACTTGAGGGGGTAGAGTAGTATTTATAACCCCATAGTCAGACTGAAAAGGTCTATCAGCGATTCCGTACTGAACAAGTTGACCGTTGTAATCACTCAGTCTTCTCAAACCGCCGTTTATAAGAACAAAGTCAGCGTCTACACCTACTTGATCAATCGCTGCAATAAACTTGACAGAGGTAGTCTCATGGGGGAGAGCAGCTCTAGACCAAGAAGTTCCCTCAACACTTACAGAGTTGTTAGGATGATACCCATTAAAATCTGTAAAGGGGCAGTTTACCAAAGTAGTTGTTCCAGAAGGTATGCCTGTAAAGTAAATATGACTATTAGGAATATTAAACTCATGCCCATAGGCAGTAGCATCACTTAACCCTACAGTGCCGTGTGATATAATATGTGGCATAGGGGTGTCAGTGTTAAAAATTACATCATTACTAGAATTTTTTATAACTAGGTTATTGTTGCTTAGCTCAAAACTCATATTTTTATCCCAACACTGTTTCCGCTACTTGCCCAGTTTGCTACAGTAGTACCTTGCGCCGAAGTTGAACCTCCAAAAGAGCCTTCGTAAAGAGGATTAGTTGGAAATACTGAAGATATCAGAGTAGTGTTATAAGGATTGGTGTCGGGAAAATGATAGACATAGTTAGTTCCCCCTGCCTGAGCGTTATTATGCCGATATCCCCACTGAGGGCTTGGCATAGTGGGGTTATAGATTACTTCCCCGCTTGGAGCAACAACCTTTAGTTTTCCTCTTTGAACATCTGCTGTTTTTGCCTTACTAAAGTAAAAGTCAGGGTTAGTGTCTTCTCGCCTTATATACTTTTTGTCTGTGTCTAATCTCCCTGCACCTGCTGTAAAGTTTGTGGAAGTTATTTTTAAGGTGTTATCCGCAGAAACATTACTATTGCTAACAATGTCAAACATATAAACAGTGTAGGTTTTGTTTACTGCGGGAAGAGAGTCTGAGTGAGTAACATAAGTTTCTCTGATTTTAATAGAGCTACCGTCATTGTAAGCCCCTACTGCTCTAACGCTTGCTCCTGAACTTTGAATAGGAAGCCCCTGCATAAGTTGATTGCTATTTTCTTGAACAATAAAAGGGGTGTCAAGAGTGCCTGAATGACTCATTAAAGTATATTCTTGAGTACCCTTCAATATAGCATAAGAAGCCCCTGAGTGTTTGCTCTGAGAAGCGGAAGCTGCAGTTCTAACAGGGTGAGAAACAATCTTTGTAGTTGCTGTTTGAGTGCTACCTAAGTAATTTAAATCAGAGTGAAAATAAAGAGAATTTAATTTTTGTGAAAAAGTAAGAGCATTTGAAGTCCCTACAGGATCATCTGCTGCAAGCTTATAATTATCAATATAACTTTCGTCTCCCTCATAAATAACACAACTAACTTTTTCAATAGACGCAGAAAGAACATCCCCTACGTTAACAGTAGTGTTCCAAATAATATACATGTCTGTTGGATTATATAACAACATAAAATAATGATATGCAGCGGGGTTGTCTGAAGAGCTTACTAATGTTTGTCCGTTTAATACTACTGTCCAAGCATCTTCGGGGAACACAGGAAGCGGCCCTACAAACTGGGTGTTAGATGCGGCAAGAGTGCCAGACGCTACTACCTTTGTTACAGGGCCAGACCAGAAAGTTTTAGACATGTTTGCTCCTAACGTAGTTGAGTATCCAGTGAGACCAGTCTTCTAGGTCTTCTATACAACTAATTCTCCCTGAGTAATGGTGTAAAAACTTACTATCACCGAGGTATATTCCGCAGTGATTTGGATTTTTATTTTCAAAAGAATACTTTCCAACCCCAAAGAAAATAGCATCTCCTTTTTGAGGATTAACTGTCATTTCCCAGTTATTATCTAGTTCTTCATTACCATTAAAACTTGTTGCGGACCATCCATTTTTGAGTTCTTGTAACTCAGCAGTCATCGGCGGCGGCGAAAAGTTGTAGTTAGCCTTGTAGTAATCTTGAGCAAGCTTATAACAGTCCCAAGATCTAGGGTTATAAGGTCTTCCCTCTAAAGGAGCTATACTCCTCCAAGATTCAGGGACTATTAAAGCATGTTTTCCACTAGGCCACTCCACATAAAAAACAGGGTTATCTACGTCTTCATCTTCGACTAAAGAAAGGTCTTCGCAAGTTTTTATACTTGCATAAGAGTTTTCAGAAGACTCAGAAAAGGATAGCTTTCCCTTTGTTACAGTAGAGTAATACACATTGTCTTTTGAAGTGTTCCTCCAAAAATCAGAGGCAGTCATTAGTAAAGATAATTCTGATACCATTATTTTCATTTGTTTATACCACTATTAATATTTCTTTATTTGTTAAATCTATTTTAAACTTACCGTCAGCACTTTCAAGCTTTCCTGCTGTTAAAGTTCCCATATTAGCAGTTACGGCAGAGAGGTTAGTTACATTGAGTTTATCCGAAGTAACTGTCCCAGCAACCATTAAGTCTCCATCAATAAAATCTGCTTGAGTAACCCAAGAAGAACCATTGTAAATATAAGCAATTGCAATATCTGTACACTTGATTATAAACCTATCTGAGTCTACTACCGTGAGAGAAGTTGCTGTTGTAAACGCTGCATTAAGTCTTGTCTGTTGTTGAAGACTTGCCCCTGAAGTATAATAACTAGAAGCGTTTGTTGTATCAATATATCTCCACCACCCTGGACCCCTTGTCCCAGCAGTGCCTAGTGGTACAAAGGTTAACCCATTTACTGGAAGGCTAGGGGAAGAAACCGAAGAGAAAAAATTCACATGGGTTTTTCCTATAGGGCTAAAAGACTGATTCCCTCCTGAAGTACTATCTGCATAAATAGGGAAAGTACTGTTTCCTGAAGTCCCGTCTGAGCCTACAAATTTATGGAAGGCTACTCCCGCTCTGAGGGGTAGAGTCGGTTGAGCACCCGTGTGAGAGTAGTACGCTACAAACTCTTGAGTAGAAAAAGTATAAGATTGAGTGTTAGTAGCCGCATTAGCGGTGTTTGCATAGATTATTTCAACAGTCCCATTAGTTAGTAACTGCAAGGTCTGCTGCAAAGTCACCCTGTTAGAAAGCCTATTATTTATAGACCGCGCTCTTACCGAAAAGATATAAGTTCCCGTTTTCATTCCAAGAATGTCAAACGTTGTATTCACTGTTGTGCCTACTTGTTGGTACTGATTATCATTTTCCGTAGAAAGTTTTGCTTCAACAACGTAATCCGTTGCAGAGATATCATCCGAGGCTGTCCAAGTTAACTTCCCTGCAGAGCTGCCATAAAGTTGATTTGAAGAAGATGAAAAAGAAAGTGATGTTACTGGAGCTACCGAAAAATCAATTTCAGGAATTATTGAGTAAGATACATCGTCTAGTACATTCCAAGCTAAAAACCCTGAATGAAAATGATAGCATTTAACTTTTACTGAAAAATCATCATTAATTCTAATTGATTCAACTTTAAAATGATATCCTGTTTCATTAGCTTGACCTCTGTTCTGAATTAAACCTGCAGCATCAGACTTAATATAAATAATGTCTCCTGGCTCTACTGTCATTGCTTTTCTAGTAAGTGTAATATCAACTGTAAAGATGCCTCTTGATTTTCTTACTTGCTGTTCAGCGTAAGCCTGTGCATGATATTTGTTGGTAATACCGTCTGGAGAAAAACTCTTAGTCAAAGGATTATTATTATCTTCAGCTAAAAAGGTAGCGTAAGGAGTGTTAGCCACTGATGATGTTGGCGGCCAAGTTATAGAATCCATATCAAAGTTTTCGGATTCATTAGGAAATTGAACGGTAGCTTGAGTGAATCTTTCTTGAGCAGTAGGCCATACAATAGTCACTTCTTCTCGAACAATATCGTCGTCTCCAAAAGAATGATTACTGTTAACTAATGCTGATACAGCGGCTTCATCTACAGGGTATTCTAAAGATAGCTTGTATTTGCCATCAGGTGTCCATACAAGACTTGTCATTCCCATAGTAGACAGAATTCTCTCAATGTTATCTCTAATAGTTTCGGAAGTGTCCAGAGTCATATTACATTCATAAAGACGAATAGTGTCCGTGTTAGGAGTGTTAATTTCAGTGTAAGTAGGAGTACCATTGTTAGCTACGGCTAAAGAATAAAGCTGAGAAGTATTTTCTGCAAAATATAAATAAGTTGAATTAGACAAATCAGTAGTTGAAAAGTCACTCTGAGAAAAGTCATTAACCCCTGGAAAGGCATCGTTATTTGAATAACTAAAAATAGGTTTAGTTCCGTTAACACTCCCTCCGAGAGTTGCATTAGTGAGTTTTACTGTATCACAAATAACTGCAGAGTTATAAAAAGAGACTAAGTCTACCTTATCAGCTGGAAGACCTCTGCCATAGTTAGTGTTTAGAAGGTAGTCTAACAAACAATAAGCAGGGTTATTTGAATATTCATAAGTAGTATTTAAAGTGTAATTCGAGCTATTAATTTTCCTTACTTTTTTACCCTTTAAAATATACTCAACTTCAGGGCTACCACTATACTGAGGGGTTTCTCTGTTAAGTTTAAAAAAAGAAGAAACCCAAGCTATGTCGGTAAAAGTATTAGTAGAAAGAAACCCCATACTACTAGAGGCGCTATCTCCTCCTCCAGAGTTATGTATATGGAATCTATGATTATATTTAGAGTTGCTGTTTTTCATTTCACTTGTTAGACCACGATAGTCAAGCCCATCTACTAAAACGTGTTGAACACCTTCAATTCCACCGTGACAGAGTGCTGTTTGAACTCCTAAAAATTCTTTTTTAGAACCGCTAACACTAGTGTCACTAAAGTCCTTTTCAAAAGCATTGTCATAATTTACTGGACTAGAAGCTGAATAGCCGTTTTTAACTTTGTGTCCTGTTTTTACTCCTGCAGCAAGTTGCTTACCGTATATAACAGGTAACGGGGCTGCTTCTGAAGTTACATTAAACTTTTGTCCACGAGCCTTATCAAGGGCAGCTTGACGCCGCCGCTCTGCTTCTCTCGCAAGTTTTTGTTGATATGCAGCCGAAGCAAGGGTGAGGCCAAGGCTAAGAATATTACCAATTCCAAAAGGCATTAAATTTTCCCCCATGAAATAGCAGTTTCATTATCATCGTAAATGTTGTCAAAAGAGGTGTCTGTAGAATTCTTTTGATCCATTCCATCTTTAGAAATCATAGTTAAGTTTATCTGATCTAAGTCAGCCATAGGAGAAGTCCCTTCTATTTTAGCAATCTTAGTATCCCAATTAACTGCTATTGTTGGGGAGTCAATAAATCCTGAGTAAAGAAAAACAATATCACTAACGCTATTACTATCAACGCCAAGCATAGGTTGTTCACTACTGTTCAACAAACCCAGACGAACCTTTATATTATTGCCAATTACGCCTTGTTTAAAAGTGTCAGAGAGACTGTTGGCAGCATCAGTTAGAGTAATAATGTAGGCTTCTCTATCAATTATAGAAGAGAATCTTGGAGAATCTATTTCGAAGACTCCCCCATCGCCAACCCAAGTTTGACTATTCCAGCTAATATCCCTGTTAAAGCTAGTATAATAATAAGTAACTCTGTTTGTGTTGTTTGCAGAAACTCTTTCTAAGTCAATTTCAATTAAGAAAAAATATGTAACAGACCCACTGTTTAGAGCAGTTGTAAAGTTAGTTGAAAAAGACCTAGCCATTATACCGCCTCAATTAAATTAATCTGGCCAATATTTGATAAAATTCCGTCTGTAAAAGTTATACCTTGTTGATTGCTAATATCTCTGTAGTAAGAGAATTGAACAAGATCTTTTAATACAATATTATCAGAGGTACTTAGAGTCTTCTTTAATCTTGGATAAATATCAATAGCTGAACCTGAGTTTGCAAAGTTTGCGTCTGAAGTTGTAACATAAAGTTTATCGCTATTAGTAAATTTTATAAAAGTACCTTTAGGCATTAACCCTGTTAACACTGCCGTACCTGCACCGATATACACTTGAGTTACCCCTGTGCTAGCAGCGACAGATATTGGCATAGTTATTTCATTTAAATTTGCGCCAACTTCTCCTGTTTTATAAAGAGTATCTTCGCCCGAAGAGTTGTAACGAGGTTTAGTTGAGCTAGTCAACTGCGGCATAATCATGGTATTTGCGCCTTCAATGTCCTTAAAGGAACTAACAAATAGATCTGCCTGATTACTATTTTCAGCAATAATGTCAAAGGATAACTCCCAACGTTGAGCACCTTGAGAGGCTCTCTGTGTTTTTAAAGAGATAGTAGTCATATCGAACATAGGTTCGTTTGATGTAATTGTGAAAGGAGCAAGGATTTGTGCTCCGTTATAGTAATAAGTTTTCATTGATTAGTTCCTTAATTAGATTTTTTCTGCTATAAACATCCTCACTAAGTCAGCAACTATGTCGCTTCTTACGATGTCTTCTACACCAAACTCAATCACAGGGAGGTTAATACCGTTAGACTGTATAAGCCTAGAGAACCTCATGAGATCTGCCCCAGCCTTAACGTCTGACTGCGCAGGATCACCCATAAGAATTAGTTTAGAATTTTCGCCGATGCGTGTACTTATGGCCTTTAGTTCATCCATGTTTAAATTTTGAGCCTCATCAACTAACACAAGAGCATTCTCGTAAGAACGCCCCCGTATAGTCTCAATGGGCTGAATCTCAATGTCATTTTTACTCATTAAATACTCATACTTGCCCGTACCAAAGGCTTTCTTAAGAACTTCCAACATAGGAAGTAACCAAGGAGTCATCTTCTCAGCGATAGTTCCTGGGAAGTGTCCTAGACTTTTACCTGTGGGTACGTTAGCGCGTGTAAGGACTATTTTGCGATAGCCCCCTTTCAGAAAGAGTTGTGCTACTGTTCCAGCACTACAGTAAGTTTTCCCAGTACCAGCGCAACCAATGGTCACTACAACTGGACTTTTCTTAATAGCTTGTATCAAGTAGTTTTGCTTCTCATTCTTAGGAAGAACATGAAATCTAGGTAATACGTGAACATTACCTTCATTCTTATCAGCATAACGGGACTTTTTCTTTTCTGATCTTCTTGACATAAAGAATCCTTTATTTGGTATTTCTAGGGAGACCTATCATTAGCGATCTCTATTTTTAGTAGTAGATTTGTTCTTTAGCCGGATCTACTGATTTGGGGATACAGTAAGCCCTTCTAGGGTCATTGTTAGGGTGAGATCCAAAAGACTTAATAAGTTGTTCTGCATAGTAGTTGCAGCTTTCAACTTTGCGAAAGTACATATCATCACTTATAAGTTTTTTGTCCTCACCCGCTCCTATGTATAACATTAAAGCAAATACGTGGATCATTGTACGGGCTTTGTAGGCCAGTCTCCCCCGTTGCCTTCTATGTCGGCTGTTGCCAAGTTAGGCCAGTTAGCGTGAGCAGTAATGTTGCGTAGTGCCGTACGATAAGTAACCCAACTAGCATGAGTTGCAATGCTTGCTTCTAAAGCCTTAGTAACAACCCAGTCTGAGTCTGCTAAAAGAGTATCTCTTTTTGCTCTGTTACGAGCAGCCACTTCAGAATTAGCTGCAGTAACTACCGCCGCTTCTTCTTCGTCTGTCATGTCAGTAACTCTACGGGTATATACTTTACCAGCTGATAAGTAAGGTGTTACACTCTCGTTCTTTTGTGTAGCGCTGTCATACTCTTGGAAAACAATTACTTCAGCGCAGCTATTGGCCGCCAACCAATCACTGTCAGGTCCAGACCTTGGGAAGCTATTGTTAGGGAACAGAGACTTGTGATCTGCTATCTCGCCTACTGTTGAGCCATCTAATCGTGCTATTTTCATGTCTATCGTCCTTTGTCTAAGAATGGTTCTGTATCTGGAGTAAAGTTGCTGGTGTAACGAGCTATGCTGCTAACCCTAACTTCATCAAAGTACCCTTGAGCATGATTCTGATTTGAATACCTACCGCCAAGATGCAACCGTCCAGAATAAAGATCGGTACTGTCACTATATGACCCTACAGAGCTGCCCTGTTGGTAAAGTTTTGTAGTCCCACTACTACGAACTAATGCTAAGTGTGTCCAAGTATTTAGTGAAACTCCCGCACTAGCGGCAAACCTTTCGCCCCCACCGACAAAATATCTTAAACGCAAAGGGCTTCCGTCAAAATAAACATCTATATGGTGTGTATTACCTGAATGACGCATATCAAAAATATTATCGTATTGATTTATAGCCGTTAAATAAACCCAACCTTCTATTGTAAAATCTCCTATGCCAAACGCAAAAGAAGGGTTGACTGCTGTTCGCGCAAGGTCATTGCCGTCTAAGTATACACTACTATCTCCAAATTTCTTTTGTGTGGTACTTATGTTTGCACCATCTTCCAACGTCAAAACATTCTGTGCCGCACTATCAATCGCCTGACCATCTGCCATGTTTAGAAGTAGCTTGGTGTTAGTGATAGCTGTGAGAGGGGCTGTTGGAACTGTGTAACTTGTGCCAGAATATACAGCAGAGCCTTTA